CGATGCAGCAGGCGAAAAAGCTCTTGCCCGTGCCGACGGGACCGCGAAACAGGATGCCGATATTTTCCGTCGATACCTTCTCCCACTGATCGACATACTTCCTGCAAATTTTAGAGATTTTCGGATTTGCGCCGTCATCATCGGCAAGGGTGACTTTTCGATATGAGGGATCGACGATAGAATCCTCGATGCGGCGGCGCTCCATCATCGTTTCAAAGGCGGCAATATCGTTCGCATCGTCCGCGCTGGCCTTTTCCGATTCCGTGCAGTCACAGGCGATCCCTACCAGCCTATCTCCCATATTGGGGAAGTGGATCTTTTTCTGCTTTGGTTTTCCGCACGCGCCACAGCAAAGAACGCCGTCCTTTATGTAGTCACCCGGCTTCTCAGCGGAATGTTCCAGCGACTTCTGAACAAGGTTATCAAGCATTGAAAAAGTCCTCCGTTCCGTAGTCCGCAGTGGTCTTCACCTTCCTACGGCTATCATTGCGATTCCACTGTTCCCACTTCTCCGCATTTCGGCAAGCCGCTTTCCAGTCTTTCATGGGGGTCTTGCCGACCAGCCAGCCCTTCGACTCGTAAAAGTCGATGAACCCCTGCGGGTCTACCGGCGACTGGCGTTCAAGCACATAGGCTTGAACCTCTGCTAACGTGGGCGGGGTGAAGCGCTTCGCGCGTGGCGGCGTAGCCGCCTTATTCTCCTCACCTGTACTAACCTTACCTAAACTATCCTTACCTAACCTATACTGGGTTGACCGTTGGTTGCCATCTGGTAAACCATCGGTTAACCGTTGGTTGCCGTCGCCCAATTTCACCAGCAAATTTTTGTAAATGCTCGGCTGGTATCGGTCCTTGCGGATCTGATTATTTGTGCTCCAATCCGTGATATAAGCGACCAACTCATCATTCAGCAGTGACACGAATCCTTTGGAGACGAGCACCCGCAGATCATCATCCGCTGCGCCTGTCGTCCGCATCACGGTAAAGGCTTCCACAACTCCGTCATCGTCCGCAGCCATACCGAGATCATAGTAAAGTAAGCGCGACGACGGTGGCATCGTCAGGAAACGAGCCGAGTTGATGACCGACTTTGCGAACATTCTTCGTTCAGCCATTCTGCCACCCCCGCAAGGTCTCCTGCCCGGTCATCTTCAAGAGCGCATCTTCCGCCGCGTATGAGATTGCCGCGATCTCCCTTGATCTTCTTGACATCGAGCTGATGAAGCGCTGAATGTCAAGCGTGCTTGTCGGCAGAAAATACCCATTTTTGCAGTCGGCCAAGATCAACTTCCCGGCCTTACGCTCCGTCTGAATACGACGGCGAATTGACCGTTCATCCTCGCCCGTGAGCTGGACTAACTCGGTAAGCGTCGTGCCATTCTCTGCGCCCTCATGGAGCAGATCGGACACCAAATATTGTCTCACGCTTGCACCTCCTTGACCTGTCGACTCTCAGCCTCGAGATATTCACGCAGCGCCTCGACGTTCACGAGAAAACGATTTCCGGAATAGACGCCCGGGCAAACACCCTGCGCCACAAGGCGACGTACAAGGCTTTCGGGGATTTCAAGATAACGTGCAACTTGCCGAACTGTTTGAAACATAAGCGACAGCCTCCTTTCGTATTAGCACTTGACGTATCGTCCTACGTCGCCTATAATTGTAACGTAAATGTTACCATCATGTAACAACTCAGTTAACTTCAGTTTTGTTCTATTTTTGGCGATAGGGGGTGCTTTTTACGAAAAAAGTAACACGACAAAAGGAATCTATGTTCCTAATGGGAAAAAGGCTAAAAGAATGTCGGATTGCGTGCGGTCTTTCTCAAGAGCAGCTAATTGATGCTGTTATGAAATTGCCAGATAATCGAGGGAAAGAGCGCAGTGAAAAACAAATTTCGTACTTAGAAAATGGAACACGCCCAATATCTGTGGAATACGCATCACTGCTTGCACAAGTTCTCAATGTCCGTGTTGAGTATCTTCTTTTAAAAGATGATTTTCGCACGGAATATGAAATGTTTGAAAATGGGTTGAGCGGGTTACACGACGTTTACAGCAATATTGTAAATTTAATTAAATTGCACGGATATGATATCCAAGAAGTCGATCTTTCTGAGAGTAACGATTTTACCAAGCTAATTTACTCCGACAATGCAGTGAAAATCAGTAGCAGAAACGGAAATGTTGCGATGATCTCACATAAACAATGGAGAACTTTAATCTCTGAGATCAATCGTTTTGTCGCATTTGAATTATCAGGGTTGCCATTTAGAACGGAGGGTGAACATAATGGCTAACATCCAAGAGCGCCGCGATAAGTCCGGCAAGCTGATCTCCTACTCTATCCGCGTTCACCGTGGCCGTGGTGCTGACGGAAGGCAGCTCAAGCCGTGGACAGCCACCTTTGAAGTCTCGCCCACATGGACGGAGAAAAGCGCGAGAAAAAAGGCCGAGGCTTTCGCCGCGACCTTTGAAAAGGAATGCCGGGAGGGTGTGACCTCCGACAGCCGTTTGAAGTTTGAGGAATACTGCAATTATGTGATTGATCTGAAAGAGCAGCGAGGAATAAAGCATTCAACCATCGTTCGTTATAAGGAGCTGGCAGTGCGCATCTATCCCGCAATCGGGCATATCAAGTTAAAAGACCTCCGTGCCGATCACCTGAACAGCTTTTACACCGATCTCGCCAAGCCCGGACAGAACAAACGCACCGGCGAAGGGTTGTCGCCAAAGACCATATTAGAGCACCACCGTTTGATTTCGACTGTATTGGATCAAGCCGAAAAAGAGGGGCTTGTCCCATTCAACGTGGCAGCAAAAGCCACATTACCGAAGGTCAGCAAAAAAGAAGTCAACTACTTTCAGCCGGAACAAGTTGCAGCTATCCGTGATGCACTGGACGCAGAACCGCTAAAATGGAAAACACTTACACACTTACTGCTCATCACAGGAGCGCGGCGCGGCGAGGTGCTGGGGCTGAAATGGAATGCTGTTGACTTTACAGGAAACCTCATTCATATCTGCAACAACATCCTTTACTCGCCGGATATAGGCGTATATGAGGATACGCCAAAAACCGCGACTTCGGATCGTTGGGTTTCTCTGCCAACGGAAACGATGCAGCTCCTTCGGCAATACCGGGCATGGCAGAACGCGGAGCGGCTGCGGCTGGGTGAGTATTACCGAGAACAGGGCTTTTTGTTTGCTCAAGATGACGGAAAGCCAATGCACCCGGACAGCATAACAGACTGGTTGTCCAAGTTCAGCAGGCGGCACGATCTCCCGCATATCAATCCTCATGCTTTCCGGCACACAATGGCCTCTATGCTTTACTTTAGCGGCGTGGACAGTGTATCTATTTCCAAGCGGTTAGGTCATGCGCAAGTCAGCACAACGGCGAACATCTATGCACATGTGATGGAGAGCGCTGATCGGAAAAACGCTGACATTTTAGCTGACGTGTTTTTGAAAAAGGCTTGAATTTTCAAAGTGAGTTGAACTAAAGTTGAATTATTTCTTCTCGTCACAGATAGAACATCTTGTTAAAGTTGCAAAAACAGCCGTTTTCGTAAAGAAAACGGCTGTTTTTCTGGTTGCGGAGGCAGGACTCGAACCTACGGCCTCCGGGTTATGAGCCCGACGAGCTACCAACTGCTCCACTCCGCGATATGAAATTAAGGGAATACTGGTGCCGGTGACCGGACTCGAACCGGTACAGTATCGCTACCGGGGGATTTTAAGTCCCCTGTGTCTACCAATTCCACCACACCGGCAGATATCGGCAACAGATAATATACCATACCTCCGCCGTGATGTCAACACCTGTTTGCAAAAAAGTTCTCCGTCCGCGTTTTGGCCGTTTGTCAAGAGTAAATGCACAAAAAAGCAAAAATATTTTTTAGGAGGCCAGAATGAGGGCGATTTCTTCCCGGAAAAGCTGCTCGGAGCACAGATAACCGAACATTTTGCGGGGGTAGTTGTTCAGCCAGTCCTCGATCCGCTTGGTCTCCTCGTAGGAGACCGTGCTCAGGTCGGTGCCCTTCGGCAGGTGCCGACGTATGAGGCCGTTCTGGTTCTCATTGGATCCGCGCTCGCTCGGCCGGTAGGGGTGGCAGTAGTAGACCTCGGTGCGGGTGCCCTTGCCGCTGGCGCTTCGTTCGATCCCAGCGGCGTCTGCAAACTCGCAGCCATTGTCGCAGGTGATGGATCTGAATACCTTCGGGAACAGGTCGCCGTACTTGGCCTCGAGCCCGTCAATCGCAGCGACGACGCTGGCGGCCGTCTTGTCCGGCGACGGTATAATGAGCTCCCAGCGCGTTTTCCGCTCGGTCATCACGATGTAGGTGTTGCTGACGCCTTGGCAGCTTTCGACGCTGTCCATCTCCCAGTGTCCGAAGGTGCTGCGGTCGTTGATGTGCTCGGGGCGATCCTCGATGCTCCGGCCGGCAGGCTTGCGGGGCATGGATCCGGCCGGGCGCTCTGGCTGGTGGCGCTTGCCGTGTTGCGGCAGCATGGAGACGGTCAGCTCGTCGCCGAAGATCTCGCCGCGGATGTAGTTGTAGGCGGTGCTCGCGCAGATGTGGGTCTTGAAGGGCCAGCCCTTGACCTCAGCCTCACCGATCGCGGCCTCCGGGCTGTACTTCTCGTCGCGGATCTTGGCGATCAGGTAGTCGGCCAGCTCGTAGTCGTTGCCGATCTTCAGCTCCGGGCCCTTGGCGCGGAGGTTTGCCTCATATCGAGCCTGCGCACCATCGGGGTTGTATCTGATTTCGGTGGTGTAGTCGCTGTTTCGGTGCTCATAGGTGCATCGCTTCAGCTCGCGGTATATCGTCGTGTGATGCACGCCGAGCTCCTTGGCGATGTCCGTCGGCTTCATTCCCGCGCGGATGAAGGCGTCGAGCTGGATGCGTTTTGTCGATGTCAGATGGCTCCAGTGCTGTCCCATTGTGTTCCCCTCCATGATAAAAGAAAAAAGGGCGGCCCGCCGGCCGCCCTTCTGTGTCAGTGTTCCTCGTAAATTTTCAGGAGCTCGAGTGTCTCCTCGTCTGTGATGATGTCGGCCAGCCTGCACTCCAGAGCGTTGCAGATCTTCAGCAGCGTCGGCAGCTTCGCGCCGTTGATGTCCCGGGCGCCGCGCTCGTACTGCTGGAGCACCTGCACCTTGATCCCGGCCAGATCGGCGAGCTGAGACTGAGACAGGCCGGCAGCCTTGCGGAGCTTTTGCAGCCCCTCGCTTTTGTAGGCCACTTTGATCGAGATGTCCATGTTGTTCCTCCCGCTTGACTTTGCCGTGGTTTCGTGGTTATAATGAAAAGGAACGGCGGGCGGGATTTTTCCCGCCGTCCTTCGACCTTACTGCTTGGGCTTTTGGTTCGGCTTTATTGTGATCGTAATGGTGGCAACCTGTTCACACTTTAGAGCCTGTTCCAGCAGCTCGAGCAGTTTTTTCATCTGCTCAGCATCCACGGCTTTGCCTCCTTTCCGCGGTTTTGTTCTCCTTTCTTTCTGTACTCGGCTATCCCTTGCCTGTGATTATATTATAGAGCATTTGCTCTATAATGTCAAGCATAATTCGGCAGATTTTCAACATTTTCCCGCGTTTTTCCACAAAAAAGCCGCACGGCGTCGCTGCCGTGCGGTTTTCTCATTCTTTCCCGAGCAGGTGGTCGATGGTGGTGCCGAGAGCGGTCGCCAGATAGTCCAGCTCGTAGTCAGCGACGACTCTGCTGCCGTTTTCGATCCGGCTGATGACCTTCTGCGTGACGTCCAGCCCGATGATCTGGAGCTTGTAGGCGAGCTGTTCCTGTGACAGGTTTGCCCGCAGCCGCTCCTCCCTGACTCTCTCCCCGGAGATGTTGCACCTGCCGTCTGGTTTGTATATTTTCGCAGCCCTCGCCTCCCTTTATGCTAAAGATGACTATGCAATATTGACTTTACCAGTTTTGGCGTGGTAATATTATGCCAAAGATGACTAAACGCTAAAAAGCGCACATAGGAGGGAAAAGCATGGGTACAAGGTTTAGACGCAGCTTTAAGGTGGCCCCGGGTGTCCGGGTAAACCTGAACAAAAAGAGCGCGAGCATCAGCTTCGGCCCGAAGGGCCTGAAGCACACGGTCAGCACGACGGGGAAAAGCCACACGACCGTCGGGATCCCCGGGACGGGTCTGTCATATACGACGAGCTCCGGCGGGAAGTCCGGCGCGCAGCAGGGCGCGGTCAGCATCCCCGCAGCGCAGCGGCCGACGTCGCCGAAAAGCAAGACGGTGGCGCTGCTGCTGTGCATCTTCCTCGGCTTCTTCGGTGTCCATCGGTTCTATGTCGGGAAAACCGGCACAGGCGTCATCTGGCTGCTGACGGCCGGGGCCTGCGGGATCGGCTGGCTGGTCGATATTTTCACCATCCTGCTCGGCGGTTTCTATGACTCCGAGGGCCGTGTGCTGCGGTTCCAGCCCACAGAGGCCGAGCTCGCCGCTGCCGGTGAAGCGCCGGATCCTGACGCTGAGGAGTAAAGCCCCACATAACAGAAAAAGCCCGCCCGGGATCTCCGGGCGGGTTTCTGCTTTTCTATGCGGTTTTAGAGTTTCGTGACGTAGTCCAGAGAGATCCAGCCCGCGCCGCTCTTGAGCTTGCCCCACTTGGTCGCGCCGGGGCCTGCGGCTTCGGCGACGATGGTGTAGATGCCCTTGCCCTTGATCTGGCCGGCGACGCCGTAGTTGGTGCCGGGGCCCTTGCGGATGTTCAGCACGTTGGCCGTCGTCCGCACGCGGTAGCTCGTGGCCGTGCCTGTGCTGCCGGTCGAGATGTCCGCAGCGTTTACCCAGCCGTAAACGGTGGAGCCGCCGCCGCTGACCGCCTTCAGGTGGTACGGGTGCGCCTTTCCAGCCGCGATGGCCGTGATGGCAGCCTTGCCGGGCTTGCAGGTCTTGGCGTCCTTTGCCGCCGCGCTGGTGTAGTGCTGCGTGCCCTTGAAGTCGACCACGTCGCCGACCTTCAGGCCGGTCTCGGTGTTGCCGGAGGTCTGGCCGCCGGTGCTGCCGCCTGCGTCCGTGATGCCGAGGCGCTTGTTGACCTCGGCCGCGATCTGGCCGTGGCGGTTGTAGAGGTAGTCGCCCGGGCAGCTCTTATTCGCGTAGTCCCTGTGCACGGTCATGTTGCAGCCGTTCAGGTGGTTCACGCGGTCGTTTTTGCTGGTCGACCAGACGAGGCGCTTGATGCCGTTGCGCTTGCAGATGTCGGTCACGAGATCCAGCAGCGCGGCGTATGCCTTCGCGGAGACGGGCCAGTCAGGCGCGCCGCCGTTGTTGGCGACTTCGATGGTGACGGCCCGCTGGTCGTTGGCGTTGGACGAGGTGCACCACGAGCGGTTTGCCTCGTCGACGTACAGGGCGATCCGGCCGTCGGTGCCGATGCCGTAGTTGCTGGACGCCTGCCGCGCAGAGTTGGCGAACAGGTTGCCGCAGGTTTCGACGGAGCAGTTGCCGGCCATACAGTGGATCGTGATGGTGTCGATCTTCTTGGTGCGCTTGCCCGAGTGGTTCGGGCTGAGCTTGGTGTAGACCACCAGAGGGCTGTTACTCATTGTCGTCGTCTCCTTTCCCGCCGGTCAGCTCGTCGAGAGTCTCGTCTGTGATGGTCTCGCCGGGCTTCAGCTTGATGTCGTCGGTGTTCTGGTTTTTCATGGGTTTGCCTCCTTTGCAAAAAGAAAAAGGGCGGGCCGGAGCCCGCCCTCTCCGTTATTCGATGGTCAGGCCCTCAGTGTTGAGCTGCTTGACGATTGCCTCGATCGCGTTGACGACGCTTTCCTCGTCGACCTTGAAGCCCTTCTGCTTCAGGAAGTCGAGGACGTACTGCTTCTTCTCCTCGCCGCGGCCCTGTCCGACGTAGAGCTGCTCAGCGGCAGCGACGCCGATCTTTACCCACGCGGTCAGCTCCTTGCGCTGTGCCTCGGTGGTCTGCTTCTTCAGCCACGGGATCAGGAAAACGCTGACGCCGGCGCCGATCAGGGCGAGGGCTGCGTTGACGATAGGGGTGATGTCGATGGTGTTCATCCTTTTGCCTCCTCATTGTTGAGAGTATTCCCGGACGGATCCGGGAGCGGGTTGCCGTCGGCGTCGAGCCCGTGGCGGTTTCGGCTGATTTTCTCGCCGAGGCTCTTGCCGGCGTATGTGATTAGATAGCCGACGCAGGCGGTGAAGATGGTGCCGGTCAGCTCACCGACCGGGTCGCGCCCGAAGGCAGAGAGCAGCAGAGAGCTGGCTGCGCTGAGCGTTGCCACGCTGGCCGCCCAGTATGCGAGCTTTTTGCTCACCTCGATTTTCTTTTTACGCTTGCGCCGGCGCTTCTTTGCGGCCATGCTGCTCACCTCCTTAGTCGATGATCGCGTGGATCCCCTGACTGGTGAGGAAGTCCTTCTGCGCGTGTTTGATTTTGGCAGCGTAGTCGAGGGCCGCGTGCATATCCCCGTTACAATGCGCGTCAGGGATGCGCTGCACGGCCCGGGCCGTCGCCTCGCCGAGAGCGATGGCTGCCGACGTGCCCTGAATGGTGATGATCTGGAGATCTTCACGGGCACGCTCTCGGGCCGCTGCCTCTTTCTGCCGTTTGGCCTCCTCGGCCTCCTTTTGCTTCTCGCGCTTCTGGATCCTGTGCTCGAGCATCCAGAAGCAGAAGCCGGTCGCGGCCGTCGGGATCCCCAGTAGGACGACGAGCGCGCCGATGTTGATTTCGATCATTGTGTCACCTCATAAAAGCCGGAGGGCCGCAGGACGCGGCCCTCCTTGTTGTTGGGCTTACTCCTCGACGTCGTCGAAGTAGCCCATGTCGACGAGATACTTGTGCACGCGGGCCTTCAGCTTCGCGGGGACGTTGTCCTCGGTGATGCGGCCCATGATGATCTCGCCTGCATACAGACGTACCAGCATTTCACGCTCCTCCTTTCCTGCAATTTTTAGTAATAGCCACGCGAGGGCCCGGGCGATCATTCGCTCGCCCCTTCCTTCGCGGTGCCAGCGTTTGCAGCTGCCTCGATGGCAGCGATGGCGTCCTCGGCCTGCTTGCGCAGCTTCTTCGGGACGTCGTTGATGGTCATGGTGGAGCCTTCGCGGGTCAGCTCCCTGACGTACAGCTCGACGATCTTGCTCATGCTGTTACCTCCCCTCCGTCGCCGTAGACCACGTCGGCCAGCTCCATGATGCAGCCCTTCAGCAGCTCGATGGTGTCAGCCTGCTCGGCGATGGTTTTGTCCTTCTTGGCCTCTGCGGCCTGTTTCTCGTTCAGCTCTTTGATGCTGTCAGCTCTGTGCTTAATCATGCAAAGTTACCTCCGATCGACTGGATGTAGCAGGTCTCCGTAGCGGAGCCGCGGAGCAGCTTGGCCTTGACCTTGACGCCCCACGCCGCGGCCGTCTTGGTCTGGTTGGTGAAATAGTGCTTCTGGCCGGTGCGGGCCTTCTGTGTGATGTCCTCCCACGTCGGGTTCGCGTCGTTGCCGTTGTTGCAGATCCAGACCTGAAGCGTGCAGCCGGCCGGGAAATTGCCCTGAATGTTGACGAGGGCCTTGGTCGGCATGGCGTCGGCCTCCATAGCGAGGGTCTGCTCGAACTCGACGGACGTGACGGCCTTGGTGAAGGTCAGCGTGCGGGTGACGCTGGCGTCCTTGGCGTCGGTCGCCACGATCTTCAGGGTGTGGCTGCCGTTCACGACCTTCAGCCACGCCTCGGAGCCGATCGTCAGCGTGTTGGTATGGCCGAGGGTCACGGTGTAGCTGCGCAGCGTGACGCCGTCCAGCATCTCCACGACGTCGACCTGATGGCCGTCGGCGTCGGTGACGGTGTACTCGTAGGACGGGGCCGCCGTGCTGAAGCTGCCGAGGGCGCCGTCCGTGCCGCTGATGACGGGCGGTCGGTTATTGGTGACGGTGCGGGTGGCGCTGGTGGTGTACGCACTCTCCGCGCCGGCGGCGTCGTATGCCTTGACGCGGTACTGCACGCTCGTCCATCCGTAGGTGATGGCGTCGGTGTAGCTGCGCGAGGATCCCTTGTAGATCTGCGCCCATGTGCCGCTCCCGACCTTGCGCTCCAGAACGTAGCCGGAGAGGTTGCCGTCGGGGTCGGTGGAGGCCGCCCACGAGATGCTCAGGTTCTCGCCGCCGAGCACTTCGCTCGGGACAGTGATGGACGACGGCGCTGTGGGCGCCTGATTGTAGATCACTGTATAGCATCCATCCGAGTCGACGGAGTCGGAGATCAGGAGATCAGAGGACAGATTACAAGCGGGGCGCAGGCCGTAGCCGCCGAAGTAGGCGCTGATCCCGACCAGCGCGCCATCGGAGCTGACGT